CTTACTTAAAATGAAAAAGGTATCACATAAGTTTCAACAATTCTATGAAGGTGACAAAGGTAAGTTTGTTCATTTAAGAAAGAATATGTGGAATGCTAATGTTATTACATTTATGGCAAAACTACCTAAAGAATTTGAAATGCACGGTCTCATAGATTACGAACAACAGTTTACAAAATCATTTATGGAACCTTTACGATTTATACTTGACGCTATCAATTGGAAGATAGATGCTTCTGATAGCAATACAATTGAGGACTTTTTTGCATGAGCGGTATTAGTGGGCAAAAACATAATCCATACATACAAGGTAAGTATGGACATTTGAATCCTAATGATGTAGTATTCACACCAGATTGGTTAGCAAAACTAATTTGTTCTATGTATGATATAAAAGGTAAAGTATTAGAACCTTGTAAAGGTGAAGGTGCGTTTTTAAAATACTTACCTGAAGATACAGATTGGTGTGAAATAACAGAAGGTAAAAATTATTATGATTATAATAAACAAGTAGATTGGGTTGTCACAAATCCACCATATTCAGATTTTAATAGATTTTTAGAACATACATTTACTTTATCAAAAAATGTTGTATTACTGGTGCCTATAGCAAAACTATTTAAATCTATGGGAACGCTTAAATCAGTTTTTGATTATGGTAATTTTGTTGAAATACATACACTACCTGCAAGTAAAGCAGGATTTCCTTTTGGGTTTCCTTGTGCTGTATATTACATAAAAAAAGATTATGATGGTCCAACACAGATTGGTTTACTAAAATATGATGAACGCAATACAATTGAGGATTTTTTAACATGACAAGATTTGTTCCTCCAAAGAATACACCAGATAAAGATTTAGTAATGACACCTGAAAGTCTTGCTATTGA